ACCTTTGGAATACATTCTCGCCAATAAGATGCCATTTTGTGAAGCTAATATAATTAAATATGTGACTAGGCACACACGTATTTCCCCCAATGAGGCAATCACTTCGTTAAAAAAAGTAATACATTATACTAAAATTATCCTAGAAGAATCATATGGTGTTGTAGATGAGTGACGATAAAGATTTTTTGGAAAAGAAACAACTTTATTGTGAAAATCATTGTAAGTTTAAAATTATTCCTACATTGATTGTACGTGATGAAAATACACCTAAAGTAGTAGTAGAGCAAACAGTTACCGCTACTATCCTTTGTGAATATTGTGGCTTAGTTGATAGCTTGGAATTAACTGAAATGCCACAAGAAGTTAAAAATGCCTTACAAGAACCTTGAACATGATGGTGATGAAGATTTTTTAGAAGATGAATTTCCTAATCGCGAATTAAATAGTCGTTTACGTGCTGAAGAAGAAGCTATTCTAAGTTCTGAGGAATATAAAGAAAAGGAAAAAACTAAGCAACAAGATGCTTGGTTAAATCCTAATAATCCTTTTCTTTGGGATGGAGAATTTTAGAATGCGTTCTTTAGTTAAAGCACCAAGACGACCTATTGTTTCGAGTGGTGTAGGAAATATTACATCTTATTATGATGGATTTCAACGTAAATATGTACCAGACAATGGTAGATTAATTCAGGAATATAAACGCACAATTTTTACATGTGCAAATTTAAATGCAAATGCAGTTGCTAATGCTGCACTTAAATTGTATATGAAAAAATCCGCAGACTCTGCGGAAAAGAGTCTCCTCCAATGTGGCATTCATACTAAAAAACTAACAACTAAAGCTATAGATAAGCTAGTCAATAGGCCAGAACTAAGTAAAACATTACGTAGTTTTGTCGATATTGAAGAAGTTGTTATTCATCCGGCGTTGACTTTATTATCAAAAGTAAATAATACACCATTTTTAAATGGTTGGGAATTGTGTATTTATACACAATTATATCAAGACATTACAGGTGTTGCTTATTGGTTGATTGAAAGAGATCCATTATTTAATACACCATTAAATATTTGGTTACTTCCTTCCCAATATGTAGAACCTTCTGTTGAAATTGAAAACCCTAATAGACGAAAAATTATTGATTATTATAGTTATTTTCCTCCTGGTGTAGCTAAAGAAATTAAGTATCGTCCAGAAGATTTAATTATTTTCAAAATGCCTTCTTTACAAAATCCTTATGTTGAAGGTGTAGGATTTTTAGAAGCTGCTTTTGAATCTAATGAAATTGATAGTAAACTTGTTTCTTTAGAACATGGTTTATTACATAATGAAGGACGACCAGATTTATTAGTTTCACCTAAAGGTGAATCTGCCTTTGGTCCTGATGAAGCAAGACGTTTTGAAAAAGAATATCAATTACGTTTTGGCAAAGGTCGTCAGGGTGGTATTTGGGTTATGGAAGATGATGTTTCTGTAACTCCTATTAATATTCCTGCTAGAGACTTAGCTAGACTAGAGATTAACAAATGGTCTAAGAATGATATTGCTAATGCTGCACAAGTACCATTTGCTTTAATTGCAGATGCAAGTCATAACAGACAACAATTAGAAGCAGCAGAAATTCAACATGCAAGACATGGTGTAAAACCACGAACAAATAAAAATGCTGCAACATTAAATGACCAGTTTTTATCTTTATATGATGATACTGGTTCTTTATTTTTTGCACATGATGATCCTGTACCAGAAGATAAAACTGCTAAACTTCAGGAAAACATTCAATTAGGTATGAATGGATTTAAAACGCCTAATGAAATTAGAGAAGAATACAATCTTCCCCCAATTGAGGGCGGAGATGAATTAAGAGCTATTAATGTAAGTCCTGAAATTATGAGACAGAATGAAAGAGATTCTGGATCGGCAGAACAATAATGGGTGTACGTTTAAAAACTACAATGCGTTGGCAACAACAGGCTTTTTTAAAACAAAAAGCACGTGCTAAACGTAATTGTGAAAAAGTTGCAAGGGCAATTAGTAAACGTATAAAACAGAGAATTAATAGATATTGGGGTGGTATTCCTAGTGCTCCAGGTGAGCCACCAAGAAGAAGAACAGGTACTTTACATGATTCTGTCTCTGTAAGAACAATTGAACGTGGTCTAAAAGAAGTAACTTGGCGTGTTACAACTGTTTATTACGGTGATTATTTAGAACAGGGTACTTCAAAAATGGCAGCAAGGCCATTTATGGAGTCTACTTTTTTACAAATACAGCATAGGCTCATTGCTATTTTAAAGGAACCATAATGGCCGGATTTCATAAATCTTTTGGAAATTGCACTGGGCCATTAGATTTCCCAATGCAAGAGACTGACGCACGAGACTTAGAGAAAAAATTAGATAGTGGAGAATATTCGCCTTTTCGTTTGGTCAAAAGTGATGCTTTTGAACATTTTGTAGAAGGTGAAAGAGCAGATGTTTCAGTTATTTCTGATGCATCTGTAGATAAAGAAGGTGAAGTAATTGATCCTAAGTCTTTGGATTTTACTACTTTTCGTAAAAATCCAGTAGTTGCTTGGAATCATAACTATAGTATTCCACCTGTAGGTAAATCAATTTGGCAGAAATGTATTGGAGGAAATTGCTGGAAAGCAAAGACTACATACATTTCTAAGCCTGATGATTATCCTAAAGAACAACCTTGGTTACCTGATTCTATTTTCCACATGATTAAAAGTGGAAGTATGAAAGGTAAATCAATTGGTGGTGCTGTTAAATGGAAACAACCTACTGAAGCTGATGCTACACGTTTGGGTTTTGAATTATCAAAATGTAAGCGTATTAGTGAATCAGTAGAAGTTTTTGAATATAGTGTTTGTCCTATTGGAATCAATAGTAACACTATTGTTGAAGCAGTTAGTAAAGGTGTTAAGTGGCCAATTGACGTTCTCTCCAATGAGTGGCCAGAGATTTTAGAATTATTAAAACAACAAGAAGATCCAGTTCCTATTATTAAATCTTTTGTGACATTAAAAGATTTTGAAGCACAAAAGAAAAAGGAATTTGTTGCTGTTGTAAAAGGAATTGAGGATAAAGTTCCTCAATTAGTTGAAGACTGTATTAAGCGGCTACAAGGTAAAGTATATCGGTAAGCTATATAATTACTAGAGATACTCCATGAAGTATTAGGTAATTAATAGTGGATACCGTCACCTTTTATTATAACATATAAACATAATCGGAGATAATCATGCAAAAGGTTTGGATTAAGTTTCTTAAGGCTTACACACAAAAGAGTAAGAATGAGAAGGGTGAAGCTGTAGAAACTGCCTTCGAAGAAGGTACTATTGTTCAAGTTGAAAAGAGTATTGGTGAAACTTTAATTAGTCTTGGTTATGCTGAAGAAACAGACGAACCAAAAGAGACTGATTTAGATAGTGTTGCTAAGTCTTTAGAGACTAAAGTCACCACTATGGTTGAGGCTACTCTTTCTAAGAGTATTGAAAACCTTAATAAAAGTATTACCAATATCAATTTTGCAACTCCTAAGTCTGATAAGTCAGATTTAGAATCGCAAACTGGTTTTAAGGATGAAGGTCATTTCTTTAAAGCCGTTATGGCTGAAGCAAATGGCGTTAGTGGATTTCCTGGACAAGAGTTTTTATATAAAGCTCCTTCTGGGCAATCTATTGGTAATGATCCTGAAGGTGGTTTTTTAGTTCCAGAACCCGTTTTAGGTCGTATCTGGTCTAATATGATGGATGAACCAGCATCCATTATTCCGCGTACCTTGCAGTTAACTACTGCTGGTAACAGTATGAAGGTTCCACGTTTGTTCGAGTCTAGTCGAAAGACTGGAACTGGGCAACGTAATGGTGGTATTGTTGCTTACTGGATGGATGAAGCTGAAGCATTTACGGCTTCTAAGTTTAGCACTGGTAAAGAATCGCTTGAGTTACATAAGTTGGGTGCATTAGTTTATGTCACCAACGAATTACTTGAGGATGGAACTGGCGTTACAAGTTTCATTAATCAGTTGGCTCCTGCTGCTATTAATTATGCTGTTGCTGAATCGTTAATGTTTGGTACTGGTGTTGGAAAGCCTTTAGGTGTTTTAAAGTCTGATGCCTTAATTGTTATTCCAACTGGTACGCGAGCAGGTGGTGCTCAAAGTAATCATACTATTCTTCATTGGAATATTAGTCAACTCTATAACAAGAATATTAATCGGGGTTCTGCTGTTTGGATGGCACATCCTGATTTAATTCAGCAGTTAGAGTTTACTTATTTTGATGATGATAGTACCAATAAGCGACCTATCTACATTCCGGCAGGTGGTTTATCTAGTAGTCCTTATGGTAGCTTGTATGGCAAGCCTGTTATGCCTTATGAGTTTATGAAGGACTTTGGTAGTCAAGGTGATATTGCTCTGGTTGACTGGAGTCAATACGCTACGTTACGTAAAGCTGGACGTGGTTTGAACATGGCATCTAGTATGCATGTTCGATTCTTAAATGATGAAATGGCTTATCGTTTCACATTTAGAATTGATGGTCGTCCTTTATGGTCTGGTCCTAAGGAAGATTTAAATGGTGATACTGTTCGTTCGCCATTTGTTACCTTAGCTAGTCGTACTGGTGGCGGTACATCGTCTGGTTTATGATAAACCATTGGGGACGAGAGTAGGGGGTAACTCGTAAAACTTCCCTAAATTTAAACTTAACTCTAGGAGATATAAGATATGACAATGCGAGCGTTTGTTCATCATGGAAAGCCGGTTAATCTGGCTTCTCCACAAGATATCAATGGTGTTACTATTGGTGGTAATTACAATGCAGTTTCTCTGCGTAATTACCAGGGGGCTTTTGTTTTTCTACAAGTTGGTGCTCATTCTAGTACGGCTGTTGCTGTAACTTTAAAGCAGGCTAAGACCACTGATAATAGTGCTGTCAAGGCTTTAAGTTTTACTGAGTATTACAGCAATACTGTTGGTGCTTCGCCAACTGAAGAATCGGATATGTGGCAGAAGAAAACTGCCGTATCTAACACGTTTAATATTGCAGCGAATACGAATTATTTAATTCCTATTCGTCCTGGTATGCTTGACGTAAGCAATGATTTTGATTGTTTACGTGTTGACTTATCGGCTGCTGCTGCATCAACTATTATTGGTCTTATGCTGTTTCTGCATGATGGACCTATGGGCATTACTGATAACACGAAGCACATTCCTAGTGCTCGTGTTAATCGTATGCCTAATTGAAAGTGATTTGGTGGTGGTGCTCGGTCTAATGGGGATGTAGACTAAAAACTCATTCCCCATCTTTTTCCTCCAATATGGAACTTAGTTGTGGCAGATTTAATTACAAATACTTCTCCGTTTTTAGATGTTCTAGGCTATAGTTCTAGAACTACAGCAGAAAAAGCAACTATTGATGCTTTAATTACTGCTGCATCTGAATGGATTGAACGTTATTGTAATCGTAAATTTGCAGCAGCAGATTACACTGACGAAATCCATGATGGAACTGGTGAAAATTGCATCTTTGTTGCTAATCCACCTATCAATTCTTTAACAGATGTTGATATTGTTGGTACATCTAGTACAAGTACATATTTAGCTACTAAATTTAAATATGAACCTAATACTGGAGAAATTAGATTCAAATTAGATGCAGATTCTGAATGTCATTATTTTCCCGAGGATTTTAGAAACATTCA